CAAGTTCTTCCAACCAACCAGTTGCGGTATTCACGCCGTTCAAAGAGCCAAGCTCTGTGAGAACAGTGGAGGTTCCACGGATGGTTTGAAGTTCCCACTCACGCTTCAGCATGCCAATGACAGACTTCATGCGAGAATCAGCAATCGAGATGACTGCATTTTCGCCACGGTTGGAAAGCTCTTCTTTCTTCGTGATTACGATGGGAGCAACAAAGTCACACCATTCGTACTCGGGCGAACGCAGAACGTCAGCCACAGAAGAGGAAACAGCCTCATAACCAGTAGCAAGCTGGGTAATATTGGAGTGCTCTGCGAGAATCGCAGCGCGAGTAATGCGTTGACCACCATTGATGATCTCAACTCCACCTGCTTTCTTGATGTGATCAAGAAGAGGTACAGTCTGGAACAGGTTGTCCAACGCTTTCTTAGACCGCGCACGCGCAGTTGAACTAAGAATATCGTTTTGAATAGCCATGATAGACGAATCCTATGGATAGGTAATTGAATAATAAAGAAGTTTAGCAGTTATCCCTAAGGCGGGGCCGGATGACTTCTGCTTATCCATAGAGGGGCTTCGTCTTCAAAGGGAGAATAGCAAAGGGGAACCCCCATTGCAACTCTCAGATTTTCACTTTGCTCTTATTGTCGCGAATCCAGTTGTAAATAGCTACCGGGTCATCACGTTCAATGATGTGTTTTGGGACACCACCAACAGAGCCACGAGAAGCACCTCCAACCTTTAAGCCAGCCTCACGAGCAATCTTCTTGTAGTTGTGAAGTTCAGCCTCCTGGTTCTTCATATCATTCGCCAANGNNTTTCCCTTTACTTGCCAATAGGCTTGCTCAAGGTTCATGTGCTTGTTTGCCATCAACACGGCAGCGACATCAGTCTTCATTCCATCTAAGTCGGGATGTTCTACCTTGAACTGATCAAGTCGAATCTGTTGGTGCTGGAGCTCTTGCTGTTGACGCATAGGCTCAAGCATCTCTTTCATTCGAGTTGCCACTTCCTTTTGAATCCGGCTCTCAAAGGACTTGTCATCATAAGGATTGAAATCTCCAAGCTCCTTGTCTGCCTCGGCAGTAATGTCATTGAAGAAATCGGAGTCAAGCATTGCTTTGCGTTGCGCTTCTAAGTCGGCGCGAGTAGTCTCAATAGCTTTGCGTTGCTCTGCGATATTCGAGGTTTTACGCTGGTAATCAGAGCGCAGGTTTGCAATAAGCTTCTGTGCGTCTTCTGGTAAATCAGAAATTACCTGCTGATAGTTAATCCCCTTATGGGATTCTGTAGCCTTGAATACTTCTGAATCCAGCTCAGCAGATGCTAAGTCCTCAATGCTGTGGGTTGGTTCTTCTGTTGGTGCTTGTGCTTCAACAGACTCGGTTGCTTGTCCTTCAGGTTGTTCGGCGGGTGCTGAGTCCTGAGTTGGGGCGGCTTGAGCCTCGGTTGTCTCCATGTGTCTCTCTTCCTTTAGGCCCTCTGGGCCATGATTAATTCAAGGTCTTGAGCAGGGATGGCTTCATCTACCACTACTGCTTCTGCCTCAACGGGGGATTCTACGTCTTCTTCTGCTTCGTTGCGCTCCGAGCGCAAGAAAGTAATGAAGGCTTCATTCTTTGAGAGGACATCGAGCTTTGCAGCAATGTCTTCCATGTCCTGGGCAGACTCAATCTCTGCAATATCGTAGGCCAGGCGCTCCATTCCAGCGTCAGTGGCGGCATCAGCCACCATTTGTAGCTGCTTGATAAACTCAGCGGGTAGGTCCCCATCAATATCCTCTGTGAACTCAGGATATGCGGGCAAACCAAAAGAGGGCATCAGCAGATTCAACGCATCTACTACTTGGTTTAGTACATTCACTTCAAACTCTCCTGTTGGGCCAATAGCTTGGGCAGCATCTGCCTCTAACTGGTCCAGCGCACCGGCTTTTTCAAGGATTTGAGCTTCTTCTGGTAATATGTCTTGGGGCATTATGCTTCCTTTGCGGCGTCTTTCGCCATTGTTCCATTCTTTTTCATCTCAGCCACCGAGAAAGTTTCAGCGATAGCGCGAGCTTTATCACCTTCAAACTTCTTCATATTGGCCTTATAACGTGCGATATTCTTGTCCTGCCCCGCTTGGTGGGCTGCCTGTCTCTGTAACGAGTCCTCAACATGGTGCTTCCCGAACGACGATTCAGGCACAAGCCCCTTGGCGTCCATGATTTTCTCTCTTTGCATACTCGTCTGATAACGGGCGCCGAGCCCACGGTCATAAAAACCGTTGACCCCGAACTTCCCCGTCTGGTCACCCCAACGTCCAGGCGTAGAGGCAGGCATCGAGAGTTGCTTACCCGCAGGCTTCCCGCAGGTTGGACACTTAACCGTCTCAGGGACTTCTTCCTTCGGCAAAAAGAGGGCTTCATAGACATGCTCTCCACAGAAATAATCGAACAAGGGCATTACTGTGTGAATCCTACGCCACCACCCATCAACATATCAGTCACATTGCCTGGGGTGGGGTTGTTTACAAGGTCTTGCGCGGTGGGTGGTCCTTCAGCGGCGGAAGCGCCAGGGACACCTACTCCTTCCTGCTGCATAATCTCCCCCTCAAGGAAGTCTTCAGGCAATTGCATGGAGCGAACAATCTCTTTGAGCAGTGCGGCGTTAGGAACACCCAGTGCTTGGAGAACTTGTACGTTCTGAAGCAGTCGTTGGTTGCGAATAGCCTCAGAAATAGGCGTTGAGGCCTGGTCTGCTGCGAAAATCTCGAAGTCTCCAATGAGATCCTCTGGTTTTACAGTAGAAGCCTTGCCATCGAGCATCACAATCTCCGCAACCTTCTCTTCTTCCAAGAATAGAGACACCATCGAGGCGTAAATCTTGGCCATTTCCTCTATTGCCGCGTCTCTTTCACGAGCCATGCGGCCAATTTCACTCGTTGTGTACGCTGCCAGCGCCGCAATCTCCGTTGCAGTCGCCTTTGTAGCCTCTCCACGAGTAAACGCCGCAGTAACAGACCCGGAATCCTTGTCCCGAATGACATCTTGCATGTACCTCGATACTTCTGAGGGAAGATTTTGGTGGGGAACAGGGACAATCAGGCTGCTGAGGGCGTCATCAGACTCCACTTCAACAAACAAACCGTCAATACCGCTGGTAACCTGGCTCATCTCGTCATCAGTCATCGCCCCTTTCTTCACTAGCCACTGCCTGCTCGCCTTACGAACCGCATTTGCTTGGAAGGAACGGATGATGTTCATCTCATAGAGTTGGTCATAGATGCGCTTGATTGCTGAGTAGCCCTCNAGAGGCCGGTCAGGAATTCGGTTGTAATACAAGGGAGAAATCGGCACTACTGGCAGATTAGCAGCGTCCCTGAAGGGGATAAAGTCAGCGCTGTCCAAGAACTTGTCACCACGGTCAGGGCACCACCAGTACAACTTGTCATTCACCAAGTCGTACATCTCAACCACTTTCACATACTTGAACATGGGAGATATAGGGCTTTGCTGGGGGTTTTTCGGCTGGGCACCACCCGTGGCGTCCTTGATTCCTTCCTCAAAGAAGGTCACCATGTCAGCACCGATGTCATCAAACTTGCCGCCAAACTTCTTCTTGGCTTCAGCCACAGTCATCCAGTAGATGTGCCCAATAAAGCGCTGGGTGTCCCACCGCGTGGCATTTCTATCCACAATGATTTGCCAAGGGGGCACAGCAACAGGAAGAACGCGGTCATATACGCTTTCCCGGTCAGTAATCGTCATCTTCAGGAAGCTCATCGGGTAGATAAGTGCCATACGGCTACTGTTCTCAATCTCATTCCGACTCTTGTGCAGGAATCCATTGATAATTGCTTGGGACTTCTCAACATCTCCCTTACCCTTGACGCCCATCTTGATGACAACAGAGGGATTCTTGGCAAACAAGGAAGCCTGGAAAGACTCAATATACCCATACCCATCGTTCGTCTGAATACGAATCTGGTTCAGAGCGGAATCCTTTTCAGTATCCCAGAAGTCCATCTCATAGACAGACTTGTAGCGAATAAGCTCATCCCGCTTGTCTCCCCAATACTTGTCATGAGTATCAAGGATTACTCGTAAATCTTCCGGCTTCATTTCCTACCACCTTTTACTTCTCGAACCAATGCCTTACCAGGGCCATTTTTTAGACTGTCTATCTCTTTCTGAAGCTCAAAGATTCGCAATACTTCCTCGGCATCCTTAACCTTGTGGCCACTCTCATCTTCTTTTCCCATCTGTTGGGCCATCTGTCGATAGAAATCGGCAGGGTGCCCAGGGAAGACATCGCGCATGCGCTCTTGTCTCTGCTCATAAACTTCTCTACGCGCATTGCGG